CCCTCTGGGCGCGGTGGTTCCGATGCGACCCTCTCCCCGCTCGGAGCCACCGCGCACGCCTGAGGATGATGAAGTGACGATCTCAGCTAAAGACCTTGAACTGATCAGCGAGGTGATCAAGGGTAGTCGCGTCGTTGACAGCGACGACATGGCCAAGTTCACGCAGAAGATCGATGTCATGAACGACCGCATCACCTCGGTTCACTCTGACCTTCAGTCGATCATCAAGGACCACGCCGACCTGAAAACCGACATGCAGGGCCTCCTCGAAGCCTGGAGGGCTGGTGGCGCTCTGCTTGGAACGGCAAAGTTCGCCAGCAAGGTTGTCGGCGCAATTGCGGCGTTCGTCCTCGCCATCGGCGTCATAGGCTCAATCATCACTCACCCTGAACTGTGGTTCTCCAAAGGCTCCTGATGCAACTGTCCCCTCACTTCTCCCTCGAAGAACTCACCAAGTCCCAGACCGGCGAGCGCCTCGGTCTTGTCAACGACCCGAACCCCGCTCAACTCGAAGCCCTGAAGGCGCTCTGCGTCAATGTCCTCGAACCGATCCGCAACCACTTCAATCGCCCTGTGGTCATCAGTTCCGGCTTCCGTGGTCCGGGGCTGAACATGGCGACGGGTGGCGCGTCGAACTCGCAGCACTGTTTCGGTGAGGCTGCTGACATCGAGATTCCCGGCATCAGCAACAACGAACTTGCTCGATACATCGCCGTCCACCTCCCGCACGATCAGGTGATCCGTGAGTTCCCCAAGCCCGGTGTGGCTGACTCAGGCTGGGTCCATGTGTCTTACTGCGCCAAGAAGCCGAACCGCAATCAGGAACTCACGGCCAACAAGGTGAATGGCAAGACCGTCTACTCAGAGGGCCTGCCGGTATGAACAAGGTGATCACCGACCTGTTCACCGGCCCTGATGGTCGAACCTGGAGCATCGGGCGCATCTACTCGCTGCCCATGCTCCTGTCAGGTCTGTCTACGCCTATCCTGATGGTAGCTCACGGACTGCCCGTCGATCTGGCAGGCTTGGCTATTCTATTCCCCGCCACTGGTGCGGCGGTCATGGCACTCGTCACTGGAACCAACAGCACGGAGCCGAAAGCTGATGCCCCTTAATTTTGCTGCGCTTTGCTGCGCCGCTGCCCTGCTTCTCGGACTGGGCGGCGGCTACAAACTCCGAGACCTTATTGCAGACGCCAACCAAGCCAAGCAGTTACAGGTCGCTCAGGAGCAGTTGAAATTAGCAGAGGCCAAGATGGCCGAGAAGGCTGAAGCCTACGAGGCGTTCAAATCAGACACATTGGCGCGACGTGACCGGGCCACCAATACTGTTCGGGAGATATACCGCAATGTCGAAGTTTCTAACGATTGTGCCCCTGTTCCTGATGCTGTCAGGGTGCTCGACGATTCAATCGCTCATGCCAACGCCTCGGCTTCAGGCAAACCTGTCAGCGTCGTGCCCTGACCTTAGAGCAAGGCCAGAACCACTGATCGACCCTGAGCGATTGACTTGGGAGATCGAAACCGTGACAGCATACGCAGATTGCGCTAAAAGGCATAGACTGACGGTCGAAGCGTGGCCAAAAGGTGCTACGACCAAATAGCTCTCAAGCAGGTGCTGTATGGCGACCACTATGACATTCACGACGCTGCAAGAGGACGTGCGGCGCTATCTTGAGCGGGGTTCAAGCCTCGCCTCGGATGAGGTCGTGTATGAGCAGCTTCCCCGCCTGATCAATCTTGCAGAACGCCGCATTGCCCGTGAACTCAAGGTCCAGGGATTCATCAATGTCGTCAACGGCACTCTGACTTCCGGCAATCCGGTATACGACAAGCCTGACCGGTGGCGTGACACGGTGTCGATCAGCATTGGGACCGGCACCTCAAACAACACCTACAAGACGCTGTTCACTCGTGACTACGAGTATCTGCGGAAGTATTGGCCGGATGCCACCCAGACCGCAGAGCCCGTATTCTATTCGGACTACGACTACTCACACTGGCTGATCAGCCCGACGCCGGATGCTGACTATCCCTTCGAGATTCTCTATTACGAACTCCCGGCCCTGCTGGACGACAGTGTTCAGACCAACTGGATCACGGAGTTCGCTCCCCAACTTCTGCTCTATGGGACGTTGCTTGAAGCGACGCCCTTCCTGAAGAACGACGAACGCATCCCTGTTTGGCAGGGCATGTATGACCGCGCAGCAGCGATGCTCAACGGTGAGGATTTGGGCAAGGTGCTTGATCGCTCCGCAGCACGCAAGGAGGCGTAGGTGACGACGTTTACCCAGACTTTTGGTGGGAACACCATCTACCCCTCGGATGTGTCCTATCTGGCACTGGCCCTATCAGCCAACACGACGCTTGAGTGGCCGCTCGAAGCCTCGACGGGTAGCAACATCGTCGCTCGGATCATCGACGTAACGCCCACTGCGGCTTACTCGATTACGATGCCTGACGCGACGCTCACGGGTGTTGGGCAGACGATCCTGTTCAATAACCTGGGGCCTTACACCGTCACGGTAAAAAGCTCGACGGGGACGACCCTTATCTCTCTGTCGAGCGGGACGTGCTGGGAACTCTATCTCTATAACAACAGCACGGCCACGGGCCTGTGGCGCACGTTTCAATTCGGAGCATCGACGGCACAGGCGCAGGCATCGGCTCTTGCGGGAGCGGGCCTTGACGCGAACGGCAGTCTCCTTGAGCAGGCAACTGCGGTAACGACTTTCAACGCCAATTACTCTGCGGGCACGTCCGACCGAGCCTCGGCCTATGTGTGGACGGGCGGCGTCGGCACGCTTAGCCTGCCGTCAGCCTCATCGGTCGGTAACAACTGGTTCATGTCTGTCCGCAACGGCGGCACGGGGAATCTGACCATTGACCCGGCAGGCTCCGAGACGATCAACGAGGGCTCGACGCTCGTCCTGCTCCCTGACGACAGTGCCACCATCGTAACGGACGGCACTGAGTGGTGGACGCTCGGCCTTGGTCAGTCGGCGGTCTTTGCGTTCGACTACACCTCGATCAGCCTGACGGGCAAGAGTTCGCCCTATGCCCTGTCAGGCTCGGAACTCAACCGAATCACCTATGACTTTGTTGGCGTCCTGACTGCCAACATGGAGGTCGTCGTTCCCAAGACGACCCAACAATACTGGATTTCCAACGACACGACGGGTGGGAGCTACACCCTGTCAGTCAGGACCAGCACTCAGAGCCCTGCGCTTCTGGTGACGCGCGGCTCTCGCGGCATCTACTACTGCAACGGCACCGATCTGCTTAAGGCCGACACGCAGGGTATCTCCACCCCCGTTGCTGTCAGTGAGGGTGGCACGGGTTCCACGACGGCAGGTGGAGCCCTCATCAACCTGGGCGGCACGTCCGTCGGCATCGCGCTGTTCAACGCTGCGTCTCAGGCTGCTGGTCAAGCCGCTCTCGGCACTCAGGCGGTCGGCTACGGCGGCACAGGTCTGACGACCTTCACGACCGGCGACCTGATGTATGCGTCGGGCTCTGCGACTCTAAGCAAGCTGGGCATTGGCTCGACGGGTCAGTCCCTTCGAGTGGTTGCCGGTGCGCCTGCTTGGACGACGGATTCCAGCTACGCTGTCACGACCTTCAGCGGTGGCACTACAGGCCTCCTGCCGTCGTCCGCTACGTCGGGTGCCATTACGCTCACAGGCACTCTGGCAGTCGCCAATGGCGGCACGAACATCACCTCCTACACGACTGGCGACATCCTCTACGCCTCGGCTTCAGGGGTTATCAGCAAGCTAGGTATCGGATCAAGCGGTCAGTTCCTGAGCGTTGCTGCGGGTCTACCCTCGTGGGGCTCCTTTACGGGCGTCAGCACTATCTCGTTCAGCACCACTGGTCTGACCCCATCGACGGCAACGTCCGGGGCTGTAACAGTTGGCGGAACGCTCGTCGTTGCGAACGGTGGCACCGGGACTACGACCCTGACCGGTATCGTAAAGGGCAACGGCACTTCGGCCTTCACCGCTGCGACTGTCGGCACTGACTATGTGGCTCCTGGAACTGCCACCGCCTTCACGGCCAAGCAGACCTTCAGCGGCTCGTCATCGGTCAATGCAGCCTTGTTTACGAACGCTGCGGAAGTGGTCACGATCTCTGCCACGGCAGCGACCGGGACGATCAACTACGACTTCGCCACCCAGAGCATTCTCTACTACACGACGAACGCCTCGGCCAACTGGACGACTAACCTCAGACACTCCTCCGGCACCTCGATGAACACGGCCCTGAGCACCGGGCAGTGTGTCACCGGGACCTTCCTCGTCACTCAGGGTTCAACAGCCTACTACAACAACGTCGTTCAGGTTGACGGCACGACCTCAGGGGTAACGACCAAGTGGTTGATTTCGGCCCCGACAGCCGGTAACGCGAGTGCCATAGACGTTTACACCTACGTTGTAATCAAAACCGGCTCTGCGACCTTCACGGTCTTCGCCACGCAAACCAAGTTCGCCTGATGCCCAGCCCCGCAAGGTTTGGCTCAATGTCCGCAAGGGCTTTTGGCTTTGGCGCAGCGCCGGTCAACTACGTGGGCGTGACCTTTGTCACGGGCGCGGACCCGAATAGCAACATCTCTTTGCCCGTAGGCTCTGCCGCGGGGGACTATTGCATCTGCATAACCGGATACGACGTGGCGGACCCCACGGGGTTCACCTTGATTTATCAGAGCACCATGACCCTCAACGGGGGGCAGTATTACCGGACCAGCGGAAAGGTCCTTGACGCTACAGACATCAGCAACGGCTACATCACCACCCCCGGCAGTCCCCTTTCGTGCGGCGAGGTCCTTCTCGTCTACCGGGGCATCTCCGCGCCCGTCTTCTCCGCCGCGGAGGAGGCAGCCGCAGGCCTCAGCACCAACAACGCGACATATGCCACGACGAGCGGGGCGCGAGGCGTCCTCGCCCTTTGCGTTGATCGGAACGGCTATGCGACGGGATCAACGGCCAACGGGGGCATCACGAAGCTGGGCGGCGCGCCCTCCTCCGGCGGAGGGACTTACGGCGTCGCTATCGGGCACTTGCTGACCCCAATGGCTAACGGGACGCGAGTTGGCTTCTCCGCCCTCACGACCGGCGCGCCCTCGATGACCACCCTTATAACGCTGAAGTGAAGTCGTATGCCTGACACGATCCTCCAGATCAAATCGCTTCCCGGCATCAAGCGTGACGGGACGCGGTTTGAAGGTGATGCTTACGTTGACGGCCAATGGGTCCGGTTCCAACGCGGTCTGCCGCGCAAGATCGGAGGCTATCGGGCTGCGAGCAAGTATCTGACGGAGATCAGTCGTTCAATCAGTGCCTACACCTATAATGGTCTGACCTATATCCACTCAGGGTCTGCCAAC